GTACCATAAGTATCCATTTGCTCCGTTCTCAGTAGTTACTTCAACCCATCCGATTTGTGCCATATCTGATCCAGATACAGTGTACTTATCTTTGATGATGATTGGAGAGTTCTCGAAAATTTCGCTCTCAGCTTCTAAAGCACCTTCCATTCCGTTAGATCCTTTCTTGAATTCAGAACCGTAAATGAATACAGTAACTGATCCTACGTAGTTCTCTTGACCACCTGCCTCATAAAAAGCAACTTCAAAAGTAAGTCCTGTTACGTTAGTAACAATACCTTTGTTGTTTAATGTAGAATCAGCCGTGTTATCAGAAATCATAACCGTTTGTCCTTTTCTGATAGCTGCAGCTGTAACTCCAGCATCAGCAATAGTGAAGACAGCCGTGTCATTTGTTGCAGCTCCAGCGCTTGTTACGTTTGTATATTTAATGTGTAATCTTCCTTGCTCAGACCACTTGATAAGGTCAGAGTTAGAAGGCATCTCAGCTCCTACTAAACGTAAGAAAGAAGAGATAGATCGGTTTCCGTAACGCTCAAATTCTGCTTCGTGCGTGTCAGGTAGATATTGACTTAAGAAGTCAAAATCTGCAATGTAAGATCCTGGTGTTGCTACTTGCGACGGTGTCGGTTGTAGGCTAAATCCAGGAGTTGGGTTTACTACTAATGCCATAATAATTTTTTTTAATGTTTAACGTTTTTTTATTTTTAAACCACGCCCGCTGTCTTGATCTACGGCTCGAATCTTGAATCCTGAGTTGTCTTTTAATTGCTGAGGTGATGACCTGACATCCATGTTTATATTCTTTGATTGTCTTGAAACATCTCCAACAGCATCTGCCTTGCCTTTCTCGTAGAAAAACTCAGCTAATTTATCAGGGTTCATCGCTGCTGATAATGCCTTATGATATCCTGCTGCGTCTTTAATAACACCTTGGTCATCTAAGTATCTAGATATAAAGTTGTTTACGTCAGACTGAACTTTCTTCACTTCGACTGCATCTCCAGGACTAAAACTCATCTTTTGATCTCCGACGTTAAACTCAAAACCTTTGAATTCATCGTTGAACAATTCTTCTGTTTTTTTCTGAAAATACTCAGAGCGCTTTTGATTCTCCTCTTGAACATTTTGCGATTGTGATATATACTCCTTGTAGGCGTTGTAAGACTCTAACTCATCATCATTGACAGGAACACCAGTTGACTCAACCGGAACCTTGTACGTCTCCTTCAATTCGTTAAAATATTTCTTTGCCTTAGCAAGTTCTCTTTTCTTTGCGATCTTCTTCTGCTTAATCTCGGACTCACTGTCTAGTTCATCATCATAAGAAAACTTCTCCTCCATAAGATATTCAATATCTTCTGAATCAAGGTCTTCCTCCGTAGATGCATAATAATCACGCAATAACTGGTCTGGTTTCATTTGATCAAAATCAGCCTGTAGCTTCATAAAATCATTGATACCTCTCCCGGTTTCTTTTTTATAATTTAAGAACGCAGACACGTCCTCTGGTAACTCCTGTGTTTCCTTAGAAAACAAATCATCAACAGATGCAATGTCCTTGTTATATTTACTCTTAATAAATGAAAGAACGTCCTCTTCACCGAATTCTTCGGCTTCACTGACAACCTCTTCGTCAGCAGTAACTTCTTCTTCTACAGCTTGTTCTTCAACATTTGCAATAGTCTCTTCGTGCTGTTCTAATAAAGTTTCTTCAACTTCTTGTACAGACTTTTCATCTGGTCCGGGGACCGCTTTTACTTTTAATTCCATATTTAATTTGATTTAAAACGCAAAAATACGCATTATTTAATTTAATTTATTAGCGAGGTTCAAATTCCGCTAGGTCAAAACCATCCAGTGTATCCTCGTTTGATTCAAAGTTTATTGGAGGTAAATCCTTCTGTCTTTGTTCTATCAACTTAGATTGCTGTGTGTTCTGTTTACTTATTCTATTATCCTTAGATTTTTCCTTTAAATCTTCCCTGTCACTTAATGCTTTAACTTCAACACCTTTTAATTGCATGTTTAAGTCAAACTCAAGTTTCATTAATTCAGACTTTATTTGCGCTTCTCCACGCATTCTCTCAATATCAAATCCTGCCTTTGCTTGCGCAATCTGCATCTCTGACTGAGTCTCCATCTGGAGTTTTTGAGCCGCCGCTTGAGCCGCCATTTGTTGAGATTGCATCTGGCCTTGTTGTTGAGATTGCATCTTCTGCATCTCATACTCTTGCCTCTTCTTCTCTTTTTTCTTTCGCTTAACCTTTAGTAGTTGGTTAGCTAGTTTCGTATCTCTGACCTCTCTTATGTCAATGGCATCATCAAGATCAATAGAATCTCTAGATAGTGCAACCTGTATGTTTGCCTCTAACTGTTGCTTTTCTTCTTCATCTGGGGCCATTTCTATAAAAATACCAAAGTCATATATATGTAAGTCTTTTATATCGTTAAGAAGGTCTACGTTATACTTACCAATCTGCATAACAAACTCCTCTTTGTAAGGGTAATACTCTAGTGCATCAGATATTCTAGATGACAACGCAACAGCTAGATCTCTGCTAATGTCTAAGCTAGCATCTAGTATGTGTCTTGTTGCTGTATTACTATTTAATGCGGCCATTTTCTGTAAACCAACCAATGAATTTGGATCTGGCATAGAGCCGTCTCTTGCTTCATTTAGCCCTGAAACATCTCTGAGCATCTGGAGGTAGTGATTGTAACTACCTATTAAGCTAGATATTTTCCCTTGTGCTGAGTTTTTAGCTAGCTCTTGAATTGGAACCCTAGCATTATTAAAGTCTCCGTCTCCAGTAAAACTTCTGCCTATTACACTACCTGTTTGGAAGTATAACCTTAGTGCGTCCTCTGGATTGTAAGCAGAACCATTACCTAAATCAACCTCATTAAGTCCATCAGCGTCAATAAATACACCGTCCGGTACAACCTTCTGTATAACTTGCTGAAGCTTCATATGCGTCATCTGTATAAGATCAGCAAATGGAATCATACGTCTTAATGTAGACTCTATATTGCCCTTGTACATTCTAGGTGCACATGCGATATAATTAGGTGTAGCATGTTGAGAGGCAGACTTAGGTCTAACCATGTTCTCAGACATATTCCACTTAAGTATTATGTTTGTTCCCATAACCATAACACCCTCATACCAAACGTCTATAGTTTTCTCTACCTTGTCAAAACCTCTTTCTTCCATCATTTCTGCTGGAGGATTGAACTCATCGTCTTTCTGTATTACTTTCTCACCCTTTTGCTTGTAAACAAACTTCTTAGTGGTCTTGTAGTTATAGTAGAGTAATGTAACCGTGTCATTGTTGAATAACGAATTGTTATAAAACTGAGTAGCGTTAAAGTGGTCATGCCACTGTGAACTTGATTGTGCGATCTTTTCTAGATCATCTTTACTTAAATCTGGATCTATTTTAAGCACCTCATTTATAGGGACTGTTTTTACCTCACCCCAGTAGAAGCAATCCTTAAAGTTTGGATCCTCTGTGTAGCTATATACCACATTAGCAGGGTCTACGTACTTAGCCACAACACCTGCGCCTGGCAAGAACTCATGCTTAGTAATCCCAATCCCTACCGTGGTTAAATCATATATTACTCTTTTTCGTGTATCTTCATAGTGGTTCTCAGAAAGAACAGTGTTTATTGCAGCTTCTTGAGCTAACTCTATTGATGACTTATAGTTCAATTGCATGTGCAGTGTAAGCTCATCATCATCCTCTGGTAGATCATCAGGACTAGTGTTAAAAGCATCAACGTTAAAGTCCTCTTTTATTTGAGTAAGCAGGTCCTTTGAAACCATATCGGCCTCAATACTTTCTTGGTACTTGTTTCTGTTCTCTGCGGATAACGCATCTTGAGCGTACGCCTTTATGTCAAACAACCTATCTGACATACCGTTTACTACAATGTCAATAAACTTAGGTATGATAGGAACGGGTGTCCAGTCTAAGTTTAAGTGCGACAAATCACCATCTATTGATAATTCATTCTTATATTTTCCAACAGATTGCTCTGCTCTTGCGTAAAGCCTTAATTTATGGAAAGAATCCCATTGATCGTAAAACTTAGAACCTCCATTGTCTTTTCTGAACCATTCATACTGAATCGCCTGACCTATCTTAAGACCAAATTCATTGGTTTTCTTTATAGAATCAGGAACATATTGACTTGGAAAAGAAGATGGGTTAATAGATATATTTATCTCTTTCATCTAATTAATTTACTAGATATTCCGTTATTATTATATCTTGCAAAGTTAATGCTTATTTTGGACTCTTTTTTAACGTTTTTATATAGGTGCTGCTGGTTAGCCATTATAGCTAATCCTGAGCTTATTGAGGCATCAAATTTAGTCCTATTGTTTATATCAAACCTAGCCCAATCCTGAAGTGTCTTACTAAAGTACATTGTACCCATCTCATCAGGAGATCTATATGTTCCGTCAATATCAAGGCCTACATACTTCTCTATAAAAGTCTCAATAGCGGCTGCGTGTGCTTGTTTTACTGCCTCAGATGAGTTAGGTATGCCACCTAGCTCTTTTTCGGAGCCTGAGAGCTTCCTAGTAGGTTTATCTGGCCTGTTTAATGAATAATGTCTGTACCCCCTATTCTTGAAGTGATAAAGAAGCCTAGGCTTGTTATTCTCCGCAAGTATAGGCATTCCGTAAAATATGCAAGCCATAAGTACATCCTCAAAAAATATCTCAGCGGTCTGAGGTCTAGCAACATACTCCAAGAAGAACTCATTAACAGGAGCATCGTCCATGTGAAACTTAGTTAGACCATGAAGCGCTCCGTTAGACCCACCACCACCTACTGTACCAGATATATCATAAGAGTCACACCCAAAAGACCCCAAATGAGCGTTCCCAGGCTTTTTTGAACCATTAGAAACATCCATCCTATTTTGCAGAACACTATTAGGCAACCAAGAAACTAAGAACCTTCCCTTCGGATCTGGTGTCCATATAACTTTAGTATCTCTTTTTCCATTCTCCCAATGAAAATAACCCCTAGTTAATACCCTATCTTTTATTAAGTTATCGTTATAA